TTTCTTTGAGAATATACCCGGAGACCTGATTGTGGCCGGTGACGATTGGTGGCTTGAGAGAGCGGAGTATGACGGCTCTGAGCGGTGGGAGTTTAAGACCGCGCCAGCAGAGCCGGATTTGGACAGCCACGCATCCAGCCGGTGCCTTGGCCTTGGAGCGGAAGATAGGCTGAGGATAACGCAAGGGCGTAGAAACGGATACTATGAACTTTTACAAGCACCGGAGGGCGTTAGGCTCAAGGGAAATGGCGCCTCGGAGCAGGACGGCGAAAAACCATCACTCGATGGGAGAGGAGGGCCTAGAGTATATTCTTTCAGTATAAAGTTCCGTGAGGGTGTACGCATAAACGCTAATGAATTTTTGGGCTTAATTGGGAAAGATCGCATATTTGCGTTTACTACCAAGAGCGATGACGGAGCTGCGGCAAAAGAACTCATAGGAACGACCAGATCAGTCTCGTTCTACGGTGGGAACGTGGTTAAAATCACAGTCGAGTTTCCAACGGAAGTCAAAGAATGAGCTGATTCTTATTAACAAGATATATTTAAATATATAATATATATAAATCTTATATCTTGTAGTGTGTATGTGTTATGGTAAAGAATATAGGTAAATCTACTAAGATAGTAAAGGAGGACAACGACTTTGGCGGAAAGCAATAAACTCAAAAAGAAGCCTTATCAAGTTCCTGATCTGGAACCAGGAGACAATACCAAGTACATTAACCATTCCATGACTATCATGAAGTGGGACAAGCCGGACATGGACAGCTTGGAGGCGGTACAGAAACGGTGCTTCGACTATTTCAGCCTGTGCGCTGAGAATGATATGAAGCCGACTTTCGCAGGATTCGCTTTGGCGTTCGGTGTAGACAGGATGACTATGTGGCGGTGGTGCAACGATCACCCGGAAAGTAGGAAATTAAGCTGCCCTATTCGTGACACCATCAAAAAAGCACGGGATTTAATCAACGCTCAGATGGAGGATTTCATGCAAAATGGCAAGATTAACCCCGTTGCCGGAATTTTTTTGATGAAAAACAATATGAACTACACAGACCAGCAGGAAGTGGTCTTAAAGCCGGATAATCCGCTTGGAGAGCGGGCAGACCCGGAGAAGCTGCGGCAGAAGTATCTGGAAGATGTTCGCGGTAGCGGTGCGACTATCATTGACGCGGAGGGTGGAACGGAATGAGAGAAAAGACGGAATACGCCATCGAACGAATGTGCACAGAGGTTGCCCAAATCCGGATGCTGATGGAGGGCGGCGCTAGGAAACCCGCCTGCGACTTTTGCAGAGAGTGTGTGAACAAACCGGAAACATTCACCGTGGTTGCCCATAGCGGGCGGCAAATGACGGTGACTTGGAATTTTTGCCCAGTGTGCGGTCGGAAGCTCGAGCGACTATAACAGCGACTTTGACCCAGCGACTATAGCGACTATAAAAACGCCCCGGAGGTCTTGCGACTTTCGGGGCGACTTTCTGCGACTATGAAACGGGAATTTTCGGCTGCGACTTTGCGACTATGGCTCACGAGCTGGGAGCCTTGCGAGGATTTTCAACTCTGGCGCAAAAACATGGCGGGAAATCTGATCGGGACCGGGGCGGCTTATAGGGCGGCGCTCCTGCACCGTTGCAGATGGCAGAACACCGGGGGGGCGCAGAAAGCGACAGGCCGGGAAAAAGCTGCGGGGTTGCCCTGGCATATCCGGCACGGGAAACGGGGCAAGGGCGGGCGCTGAACGCTTTACACGCGGCATAAAATACCGCACGGCGTTGTGTTGCGCCCATACGCGCCCATTTTAAGGCGGGAACGATGCTCAACGTTAATTTATATTACAAGAATAAAAACCGCTTAAAAAGCCTCTGAGAGCCTTACAGGGTATAGCGAGAGAAAAGCCCCACCACATGGGCAGGGCAAACGGGAAACGCCGCGCCTGATCTGGACGCGGCCAGAAAGAAAAGCCGTCCGGACAATGCCCGGACGGCTTGCACATTATTTGCTTATTTTCAGCAGCTCCGCCAACACCAGCAGCGGGAAAAACAGAATTGCAAGGATAATCACGCGCCGACCTCCTCACAAGTCCAGAACTCGCACCCGCGGGAGGCTGCCAACTCGTAGCAGTCCCAAAAGTCGGGTTCCGCTTTTGCCTGAATTGTTGTTTCAAAATCCACGTTTTCCCCGGTTTTGCTTGCTGTAAAAATGTATGTTTTCATGGTTTTACCTCCTTATGCAAACGTAAATCTACGGGCTTCCGTTGTCTTTGTGTATCGGGCGGCGATTTCCGGCAGGTCTTTTTTTAGGGCGGTCGTGTCCACTCGGCAGCTTGTGACGGCTTTGTAAGTGGCCTTGTGCTCCGCACCCGCCAGGGTGTCAACCCCGGCGGCCTGCATCTGGGCTTTGAGCTGATCTTTCAGGGTCTCCACCATTGCGGCGGCTTCTTCCTGCATGCGGATATATTGGGCAAGCTCTGCCATTAACGCGTTAATATCCATCGTTTTACCTCCATCACATAGCCCCGTACGGGGCGAAATCTGCGATCATAACCGCCACAAAAGCGGCCCAGAATGTAATGTTTGCCATTGTGCGGCCCTCTATCAAATAAGCCAGCTTTTAACGCCCTCACGGGTGGACGCTCTAACGATATTCCCACGGGTTAGGCTGTTATAAGCAGATACGGCAGCGGAAAAGGCCGCTTCTGCCTCCCTAGCCTTTTCATGGGCCGCCCGGATTGCCGCCACCTGGGCGGGCACGTCGTCAACGTAGCCGCCACAGCGATACAGCCGGAAGCAATCGGGTGTTAATGCCTGCACTTTGTTGTCAATAAGGGCCGGGACGTTTTCACCAGCTTTTCGGCTTGCGCAAAATTCCAGCTGCCGAAACGGGGCATTTCGTCCCAAATCATAGCAAGTTATATAAGCATCATCATACTTGTTTGTGATATACACCCTAACGCCCAGGGCCGCGAAAAGTTCCTTCCGGATTTTTTCAGCGGTCTTTTCGCCGTGCGGCTTCCCGGCGTATTTATTCCAGATTGTGCAAATAGTGCCGATGGATTCCGCAAAAAAGGCGTTTGCAGCATTGTCTTTCAGGATCTCAAGGGCTATTTTTAAGTCCTCGTTGTGCTTACACTCGGCAGCATACTTTTCTTCGGCGGCCTTATAGGCGGCTTCTGCTGCGGCTAGTTCGGCATCTGTTCCGGACTTGTAAGCGATTTTTACCGCATTTCTGGCAAATTCTTTTTCGCTCTTTTCGGGGTCTACCATAGCGGCACGGGCGGCGGTGATAGCTTCCAGGATTTCAACATACTTTTTCATAATTCAAACCCCCTATATTATCCACAAATTGAACGGGTTACAATATCAACAGCAAAGCCGTTTTTATATCCGTCCGGCTGCGCTGCGGTTTCGGTTATATAAATAACCTTGTGCTCGTTGTTCCAGGTTTCGCCCCGGGTTATTTCGTGGGAATTTGCCATAATTTCTTTTTCCCGATAACCCCCGCATTCTCCGACGATTTCCCGAATTCTAGAGGCGTATACCGTGACGGGTTCGGCGGCCTGCTTTTCGGTCTGGGCATTTTCCCACCAATCGGGCACATATTCGGCATCAATTCCCCGGATAGCTTCAAGGCCGTCTTGACATACAATTTCATCAAGAATCGCATAGTAGACCGCTAAAAGGTTTTCTCTTGTGGCCCTGCTTTTGGGGGCAATGTGGGCATGGCGGGTGCCATACATCCCAGACCATTCCACCCATACATTATTTTGCGTGAATACGGTGATTGGGTTTGCACTTTCGATGGAATAAACGGCGTTAGTTAAGGCTTGCTTGTCAATGCTGTTAATGCGGTCAATAATTTCTTGCTTCGTCATTTGTATTCCTCCTTGTAATTCTGTGGAGGCCGTGCTATAATAGTGGTGCCTCCTTGTGTGGTGCGCTCCCGGCTTGCTTGCTACGGCTTCGGGGGCGCTTTTGTTTTGCTCTTGCTTACATTTACTATTATATATATATTTTCGTAAATGTCAAGCGTTATTTTACAGAAATTCAAGAAAAAATGTAAATTATCAAATCCGGCGCTTCCCGCCCCATCACGGGAGAAGCAGCAGCGAAAGCACCGGGGGCGGGGGATATGGCCGTGCTGGTTTGGAGGGGGTTAGCCCCATAAATACCCGCGAAATCAAAAAGCCCCCCCTTCAGAAATTCCGGCAAAACAAAAAAGGCAGTTCCTATTTGTGCATTATTACAGTTGACAAATAATTGTAAATCTGATATTATACAGAAAACAAGATGTACGGGGGAAGCAGAAATGTACGAGATGAAAAAGGCGTGTGTCTATACCAGAGTATCTACAGAGGCTCAGGGAGAGGACGGGAAAGTGTCTTTGCCTGAGCAGGAGCGAATGGCGAAAGCCTGCATTGAAAGCAAGGGCTGGGAATATGTGAAAACCTATGAGGACAACGGGTATACCGGCAGAAACACAAACCGTCCGGGGCTTCAAGAAATGCTTCGGGATATTCGGGCGGGTAAAATCGAAGCTATTGTTATTTTTAAGCTAGATCGGCTTTCCAGAAAGCAACGGGATACTCTAGCGATTGTAGAGGACGATTTGTTGGCAAACGGAGTTGACCTCATAAGCCTGAATGAAACGCTTGATACCACTACCCCGTGGGGACGTGCCATGATTGGCATTCTATCTTCCTTTAATCAGTTGGAGAGCGACAATATCGCCCTAAGAACTACCATGGGGCGGTATGCTACAGCCAGAGAGGGCGGCTATGCCGGGGGGAAGCCTCCACTTGGGTATCGGGCTGAAAACGGGCATCTTGCAGTGGTGCCGGAAGAGGCGGAGATTGTAAAAAAGGTTTTCGAGTTGAGAAACCAGGGCTGTACATTGCAAGGAATCGCAGACAAGCTGAATGAGCTAGGATATCGGAGCAAGAAGGGCAAGGAGTTCAAGCACTCCGCAGTCCAGACGATTCTGGGCAACGAGGATACCTACCGGGGGAATTACCGGTACGGAAAAGAAATGTGTGAGAATACGCACGAAGCAATTCTAAAGGGGTGAGACTGCAAAATGGGAAAAAGAATATCTGATGCCGAACTAAATGAGCGGTATAAAAGTGTTCCACACTTCAATGTAATTGTGCGGGACGGGACAGTAGAGATACCATCCATTTTCATGTTTGAGGGTGGAGAAACGGAGTATTATCCATTTTTACAGGCTTGCCAGAAAATGAATTGCACGGTTCATTTGGTTAATGAGGGCATTACGATTGTGCCTGGCGAAAATGACATGATGCGGCGAGTAAAGGAAATGCTGTACTTCCAAATGGCAAGGTCGCCGGAAATGGTAACGCAATATCTTAATTATGCCCTGTGCGGAAAGAGAATGACCTGGGATGCAGTTCCAGGGCAGCATGAGCCGATTTTGAAGGAGGAATAATTATGCAAGCTGTATCAACCGCCATGTACACGCTTTTTGCAATCGAAATACTTGCACTTCCTATTTTGCTCATCATCTGGGTTATCCGGAAAATACAAAAGAAGCCTAAAATGAAATGGGTCAAATGGTTCTGGCTTTCTTTTGCTTTATTTTTGATAATCGGAGTGTCAACAAGTCCTTCCACATGGTGCGAACATGAATACAAGCTGGTGGAAAGCAAAGAAGCATCCTGCACCGAAAACGGGTACGAGAAGTACCATTGTAATCTTTGCGGTGGCGATAAAAAAGAAACCTTAAAGAAACTCGGGCATTCTATGGAAGATGTTCGGCGGGTAGAGCCCACGGACGATAAGGACGGAGAATATGTCCAGAGGTGTACACGATGCGGATATGAAAAAATAGAAGTACTTCCAATGCTCAGAAAATCCGCTGAGCAGAAAACAGGAAGTTCGACATTGAAGAAAACTGAACCTACCACAGAACCCGCAGATACTTCTGTTGCTTACGACGATATATACAATGCATACAAAGAGAACGAGCTTTTGGCAAATGATACATACCGATACAACCGATACCGTATTACTGCGACAATCGACGGAATGAGAACCGGCGGGCTTCTGAATCTGACAGGCGGCGCTACACTGACGATGGAAGCCAGAGTCGGTAATACCATCGTTTACTTCTACGCAGAATTTGAGAAAGATCAGGAAGATGCCCTGAAAACAATCAAAGTGGGAGATACGATTACATTTGAGGGAAAATGCATTGGAATAGGTGGATTCACTGACTGCGAACTGAAATAAGGAGGTCTGACCTATGTGGGTGTTGCTAATTATTCTGTTCCCCATATTCGTGCTGATAGAGCTTATGAAGCATGTATAGGGGGGCAAACCCATAAGTGAATAAATGTTCCCATAGGTGGGAGCCATAGCCGAAGGGCTGCTTGTGCTGAGATACGCACGGGCAGCCCTTATTTTTGTATCAGGAGGGAATTTATGAAAATCGACGTTTTGGGAGCAGAATATACGCTTACAGTAATTCGGGGAAGCAAAGAGCCGAGGCTCAAGGACTGTGACGGTTTCTGTGATGAAACCACGAAAGAGCTGCTGGTCGAAAATTACGAAGACAGCAAGGGAGAACCAAATTGCAAGCAAAACCTTCTGATTCAGACAAACAAGGTAAAGCGGCATGAGATCATTCACGCATTTCTATTTGAAAGCGGCCTTGCTGAAAACTCTTACTGGGCGCAAAATGAGGAAATGGTGGATTTCTTCGCAATCCAGTTTCCAAAACTGCTGAAAGCATTTGAACAAGCGGACGCTCTGTGAGGTGAGAGTATGGATTATGAGAAATTGTCAACCTCCATTCTGGGGGCTATCGAGAACAGACCGGGTGATATCGGGGCATATGAAGACCTGTTTTCCCTGTGTCAGGCATGGGCTGAGACTGATTTCACGGCGGCACATCTGGCGAATAAGCATCTGAAATACCTGTGCGCCGAAATAATGAGTAAGGCTCCTACGTCTCAGGTGGAGGGATTCTACAGCCTTTGGCGGCGGGGGCTATTGTTTGAGGCTCCATATGATTTTGACAGCTATCTCACCTATATGGAGCTGGACAGGCAGGCGAAAAAGCGGTTTTATCAGCCACGGAAGAAGCAGCTAAAGCCCGTGGTGGACGCGCTGCAAGCGCTGTGCGGGGATGACAAGCTGGATTTGCTGGCGGTTAGTTTGCCCCCCGGCGTAGGAAAGACCACGCTTGCAATATTCCTGCTGACTTGGATTGCCGGACGCGACCCAAACAACCCGAATCTGACGGGCAGCCACTCCAATTCCTTTGTGCGGGGCGTGTATGACGAATGTCTGCGGCTGTTTGACCCAAAGGGGGAATATCTATGGCATGATGTCTTCCCTGCCGTTCAGGTGTCCAGCACCAACGCAAAGGACTGCCGAATTGACCTTGATAAGCGTCAGCGATTTGAGACGCTGGAATTTACCTCCATTGGAACGGGCAATGCCGGTCTGTACCGGGCGGCGAACCTGCTGTACTGCGACGATCTGGTGTCTGGTATTGAGGTTGCGTTGTCCAAAGATCGGCTGGACAAGCTGTGGGAAACCTACACAACCGACCTGCGGCAGCGTAAAATCGGTGACAAATGCAAAGAGCTTCATATTGCTACCCGGTGGAGCGTGCATGATGTGATCGGACGGCTGGAACGGGAGTACGAAAATAACCCCAGAGCAAAATTCATTCGGATTCCTGCCATGAACGAGGACGACGAAAGCAATTTTGATTATGAGTTTGGCGTGGGGTTCTCCACCAAGTTCTACCGGGAACAGCGGGATATTATGGATAGCGTTAGTTGGAAAGCGCTGTATCAGAATCAACCCATTGAACGCGAGGGACTTGTCTACCATCCTGACGAACTGCGGCGGTTCTTTGAGCTGCCAGCAGAGAAACCAGATGCCATTATCGGCGTATGCGATACCAAAGACAAGGGCGCTGACTACGCCTTCCTGCCGGTTGGATATGTATATGGGCAGGACTACTATATTGGGGACTGCATCTGCGACAATGGGCTTCCTGACACAGTTGATGCAAGACTGTCTGAAATTCTGGTGCGTGATAAGGTGAAAATGTGTCGGTTTGAAAGTAACTCCGCTGGCCGCCGGATCGCTGAAAAGATTCAGGGAGAAGTAAAGAAACTGGGCGGAATTACCAATATCACGACGAAGTTCACAACGGCAAATAAAGAAACAAAGATCATTGTAAATTCAGCGTGGGTGAAGGAACACTGCCTGTTTCTGGACGAAAGCAAGTATAAGCGGAACACGGATTACGGCAGGATGATGGATATGCTATGTTCCTACACTGTAGCGGGAAAGAATAAGCACGATGATGTTCCAGACGGGATGGCTATGTTTGCTGAGTTTGCCCAAAGCTTAAACGGGGCGGTTATAGAGGTTTTCAGCAGACCATTTTAGTCCAAAAGTAGCCGATGGTTTACGAACGAGAATTAAGTAGACAACCATTCGCCACTGTGGTATAATGGTAAATGAGAAAATAGATTTCCGGAAAAGGGGGTGCGTAATACGGAGAGCAGACGGTTATTCGGGCGTCGGGTAATTTACACCGAGGTTACGGATATAAACGAGGGGAATATCATCGACGTGCTGCAAAAGGCACTGTTTACGCACCTGCAAAATCAGGCAGAGATTGATTACCTGTACTGGTATTACAAGGGAAAACAGCCAATTCTGAGCCGTGTGAAGGAAGTCCGCCCGGAAATCAACAACATGGTTGTGGAGAACCGAGCAAATGAGATCGTATCTTTCAAATCGGCCTATCAGGTCGGCGAACCAATCCAGTACGTAAGCCGTGGTGGGGACGAAGACATTTCCTCCGAAGTGCTGAAACTGAATGACTATATGCTGTCCGAGGACAAGCCGGAAAAGGATAAGGAACTTGCCGATTGGCTCTTCACTTGCGGTACCTCTTATCGAATGACTTTGCCGGACGTTCTGGCGGATGTCGAGGAAGACGAGGCTCCTTTTGAGATATTCACCCTTGACCCAAGATACGCATTCGTGGTGTACTCTGTGGGGCTTGGCCATAAACCCATGATGGGTGTACGGTATGTTCTAAAAGAGGACGGAACGCTCGTTTTCTCCTGTTGGACAGAAACCAGGTATTTCGAGGTCTGGAACACATGGGCTGTTATTCGCGCAGAAGACCAGATTTTGGGAATCCCGATTGTGGAGTACCCGGCGAACATGGCTCGTTTAGGGGCGTTTGAAATTGTGATTCCGTTGCTTGACGCAATCAACATGACAGAGAGCAACCGAATTGACGGCGTAGAGCAGTTCGTTCAAGCACTGATGCTGTTCCATAATGTTGACATCAGCAGTGAGGACTACAAGAAACTGCGGGACGAGGGCGCAATCAAGTTCAGGGATATTGACGCCACACTGAAAGCGGAGATTCAATATCTGACCTCCGAAATGAACCAGACCCAGACGCAGACCCTTGTGGACAGCATGTATGAAACGGTGCTGACCATCTGCGGAATGCCCAACCGGAACGGAGGGACTTCTACCTCTGACACCGGATCAGCGGTCATCATGCGGGACGGCTGGTCGGCAGCGGAAGCCAGAGCCAAGGACACGGAGCTGGTTTTCAAGAAGTCCGAAAAGGAATTTTTGAAGCTGGTGCTGCGTATCTGCCGGGACATGGGGCACCTGAGTTTGAAACTGTCAGCTCTGGAGATTCGCTTTACCCGGCGGAATTACGAGAATATCGCGCAGAAGGTAACAGTGCTGACCCAGATGTTGGCATGTGAAAGGCTGGCTCCTGAACTGGCGTTTACTACCTGCGGCGCATTTTCCGACCCGCAAGTTGCATATAAAATGAGCTTGCCTTATATTCAGAAAGCAGAACAGCGAAAGGAAAAGGAACAGGTGGCGAATGATGGAGGCGGAAATATGGAGGAACCTTCCAACTGATGGGCTGGAACATTACCAAGTCAGTAACCTTGGGAATGTAAGAAACACATCGTACAAAGGGACTGAGAAAATTCGCAGTATGTCACAATGTACCGATAAAAATGGGTATTTTGTAGTTTGCCTCACCAAAAAGGATGGCAAACAGCGCAATTACCGTGTGCACAGACTTGTCGCTGAAGCATTTATACCAAATCCGCAGAAATATGAGCAAGTAAACCACCGGGACGAAGTTAAAACCAATAACAAGGTTGACAACCTAGAGTGGTGCGATTGCGCATATAACAACAACTACGGAACGAGAAATATCCGTGTCAGTAAGTCCAAGATCAATACGAACTGTAAGCCGGTGTGCCAATGCGATATGGACGGTAATGCGCTGAAAGTTTGGCCGTCAATGAACGAAATAAACAGACAGCTAGGCTACGATACAGGGCTGATTGCCAAACGCTGCTTGGGTATTGGGAATAGCGCCTACGGGTTCAAGTGGAAATATGATGGTGAGGAAAAGCCGGAATCTTGGAAGCGGGCTTTGGTAGGGAAAGATACATTACACAAGCCAGTGGCACAGATTGACAGTAACGGCCATGTAGTCCGAGTGTGGAGTAGCATAAAGGCGGCTGGTGAAGAGGGATTTTCTGCAACGATGATTTCCGCTTGCTGCAATGGACGCAGAAATCATACTGGCGGCTTTAGCTGGAAATTTTACGCACATAACGGAGGGAACGACGATGGAAGCGGAAACCAGACCGGCGGTCAGAGTGACGGCGAAGGAAATTCGGGCGATTGAGGAAATCATCCACCGCCGGAATCAGGCGGAAATCAAAGTCGAACAAGGCCAGATCGTGGTCATTGAGATTCGGCGCAAGAAGGTTAACTGACTGTTTGGCAAAGAGCGCCGCACCTTTCGCGGAAGAGCCACACCAAATGGTATAATTTGTGACTGCTCTAGGGAGCAGCGAACAGCCGAAGGGCTTCTGATACCAGAAATGGTATTGGAAGCCCTTCTTTTTTACACTGCGGCATAGCCAAAAGGTAAGGCATATGGTTTTGACCCATTTAATGGAAGTTCGATTCTTTCTGCCGCAACCAGCGGGGGGCTGGACAATTCAAGCACGCCGATAACTGCTGTATGCGCAAGGCAGCCAAAGCGAAGGAGAAAGAACAGCATTGTGTGATAAGTGTACATAAGCGCACGATAGCTCAAAGTAGCTTGCCCCGTCCCACAAAAACATTTCCTCGGCCACAAGCCGAGTACATGAAGAATAGAAGACGAAAATTTGGCGCGGCAGACAGCGAGTTGGGTTCACATCTCCCCCCACAGAAGGACGTTCAAATCGGCCTCGCGCCATATATATCGCCGATGGCCTCCCTATCGGCGATGAAACCCGGAAACGGGCAAAGCGGTTCCCCGGCACCGTAAGCCGGGGATATGTGGGTTGTTAGCTCAGTTGGTAGAGCAGCGGACTGTTAATCCGCAGGTCACAGGATCGAAGCCTGTACAGCCCTCCATAACAGCAGCAGGGAAGCTGCTCTATCAAAAACGCAGACGGGAGACAACCCGAAAAAACAGAGACCACGGCGGAGGGAACCGCCTCACCAAACGCAGGAGGAATAATTATGGCAAAAATCGATACAAATCTCATTGAAGGTTATGCGGACATGACCCCCGAACAGAAGCTTGCCGCTTTGGAGGGCTTTGAGTACGAGGACAACGCCGTAGAGCTGGAAAGGCAGAAAAACGCGCTGTCCAAGGCCAATTCCGAGGCTGCGGAATGGAAGCGTAAGCACAACGCGCTTCTGACTGATGAGCAGAGGAAGCAACAGGAGCAGGCCGAAAAGTGGGAGAACATGGAAAAGGAACTGGCCGGTCTGCGGAAGGAAAAAACCGTTGCCGGTTACAAAGCAAAGCTGGTTGCTCAGGGTTATGATGAAGCCCTTGCGGACGCTACTGCGGCGGCCATGGAATCCGGCGATATGGCTACGGTTTTTGCCAACAACCAGACGTTTTTGGAAAAATACGCCCAAAAAGTCATTGCGGACAAGCTGAAAAGAACGCCCAGAGGCGCGGATGGAAACCCCGGCGGCGCAATGACCAAAGCGGATTTCCTGAAACTTGACACCAAATCCCAGATGGAGTTTATCAAGAACAATCCTGACTGGAAAACAATTTTGAAATGATTATGGAGGTAAAACATTATGGCTACTTATCTTGGCTTTCCTTTTGACCCCGAGCTGTTTAACTACAACTGGGCAAATGCGAAAGACCCCACCCTGACCGCGATGTTTGAGAGCGGTGCTGTCGCCCCGAACGCAGAACTGGCGGGCTTGATTTCCAACGGCTCTGACTTTTATACGCTGCCGTTCTACAAAGTCATTGGCGGCACTCCTGAGAACTACGATGGCGCAACTGACATCACCCTGACCGACCCCGAAGGCAGCGCTCAGAATGGTATCGTGTTTGGCCGCGCCCACGGCTGGAAGGAGAAGGACTTCATCGTTGATTACAACAGCGGTGCCGACCCCATGCAGCAGATCGTGTCTCAGGTGTCCAAGTACTGGCAGAAGCAGCGCCAGTCCATCATGCTGAAAATCCTGAATGCTGTGTTCGGTGTGACCGGCAGCGGTGAGTTTGCCGGTTGGGCGAACCACATCACTGACCTGTCTTCCGCGTCCACCACTGTTGCGGACGCAAACAAGATGGGTGCGACCACCATTGGCGATGCGATTCAGAAGGCCGTGGGTGACAATCAGGACGCTTTCCGGCTGGTGTTCATGCACAGCAAGGTCGCTACCAATATGGCTGGCCTGAAGCTGCTGGACTTCCTGAAATACACCGACGCCAACGGCGTGGAGCGCCCCCTCCGCATTGGCACCGTGAATGGCATGACTGTTGTCGTAGATGACAGCTGCCCCACCACCGCCGCTACCAGCGGAGAAGGTGCGAAAGCGGCCACCTACACCACCTATGTCCTCGGCCTTGGCGCAATTCAGTACGCCCCAGCTCCCGTGAAGGTTCCTTCCGAACTGACCCGTGATGCTCTCAAGGGCGGCGGCTATGACGCGCTGGTGACCCGTATCCGTGAAACCATGCACCCCAACGGTTTCAGCTTTACCAAGCCCACTTCCGGCTACACCGCTTCTCCCACGGATGCACAGCTTGCGGCATCTGCCAACTGGTCTATCGTGGCCGACCCGAAGACCATTGCGCTGGCGAAGATTATCACCAACGGCTAAGGAGGTTCACCATGTTCTATGTTTCTGACGGGAAAGTGTATGTGCGCGAGGGAGATCACTTTCGCAACGTGGGCTTTACCGCAAAGGACAAGGTGATTACCCGGCGCGAACTGGAGAGCACTTCTGTGGTGATGGGAACGGTAGTCGTTGATACCCTCAACGACCCCGTACCGCTCACCCGCGAGGAAGTTATCACCAAGTTTGGTTTATCGGAGAATAATCCTATTCCCGTTATCAAGAAACCGCGCAAGAAGGCGGGAGAACCCGTAGAATGAAAGGAGGTAAGAAACCGTGCAGGAAGCCGAAAAAAACGCATTGGTAAAAGCCATGGCGAATGAAACCGACGAAAGCACGGTTTCTGCCTACCTTGGCATTGCGGCAAGTAAGATTTGCCGCAGGGCATACCCGTTTGACCCTTCCATTATGGAGGTTCCGGAGCAGTACAGCTATCTACAGGTGGAGATTGCTACGTATCTTCTGAACAAGCGGGGCGGCGAAGGGGAGCTGTCTCACAGCGAAAACGGCATTTCCCGCTCCTACGAGAACGGGGACGTCCCGGAATCCATGATGCGGCAGATTGTCCCCATGGCAGGGGTTCTGTGAGGTGACAGTATGAGAATCATGGAGCGAAACAAGCAAAGCTTCTGGTATCTGCTGTACGACCGGAAAGCACCTGTCACCGACGAAGACGGCAACGAAACCGGCGAGGAAACTGTTGTGTACAAACCTGCCGTTTCCTTCCGCGCCAACGTATCCGCTGCGACCGGGGCTTCTCAGGTGGAGCAGTTCGGCAATCTTGCCGGGTATGACAAGGTCATCGTTACGGATGACATGGCCTGTCCCGTTGACGAGAATACCGTGCTGTTTCTGGACAAGGAACCTGTGTATGACGAGGACGGGAAGCCCCTGTATGACTACATGGTCAGACGGGTGGCAAAGTCTCTGAACTCAGTGTCCATCGCCGTTACGAAGGTGAGCGTGTCGTGAGCTACAAGAAAATTGTGGTTCCACTGTCGGTTTCCGGCATCCAGAAGATTCAGGACGAATTGAAGGAATACAAACGCTGGCAGAAGGACAAGGCAAAGGAACTGGCCGAAAGGCTGGCAATGCTGGGTGCTTCTGTGGCTTCCATTCGGTTCTCACGGGCTGTTTACACCGGGATGAGGGATGCAACCGTGTCCGTCGTGGCAATCCCGAACGGTTACGCCGTAAAGGCCGATGGGGAATCCGTTCTTTTCATTGAATTTGGAGCCGGTATCACCTACGGAACCGGGCACCCGGAAGCGTCGGAGTTTGGCATGGGGGCTGGCACCTACCCGGACGGGAAAGGTCATTGGGACGACCCCAAAGGCTGGTATCTGCCCAAAGACAAGGGCGGCGGCCACACATACGGAAATCCTCCTGCAATGCCCATGTATGAGGCGAGAAAAGCGATTGAGCAGGAGCTTCCGAGAATCGTTATGGAGGTGTTCAGTGCTTGATTGATATTGAAAAGCTGATCTATACCCCCATTGCCGAGGCTCTGCGAAAGCGCTTCAAGGGCATTGCGGTATCCGGCGAATATGTGAACGCTCCTCCAAAATTCCCCTATGTAAGCATCGTAGAGCAGGACAATTATATGTCCGCGAACAGGCTGGACAGCAGCGACCGGGAAAAGTTTTCCACGCTGATGTACGAGGTGAATGTGTACTCCGACAAGGCAGGGAGCAAGAAAAGCGCCTGCCGGGAGATCATGGGCGTTATAGACGAAATGCTCTACAAACGGAATTTTACGCGAATTTCGTTGTCCCCTGTTCCGAACATGGAAAACGGGACGATTTACCGTCTGGTAGCCCGGTATCGGGCGGAGACGGACGGCGGAACAATTTACCGCAGGTAAATATGCTTTACCTTTCCGCAAGGGCGGAAAGAGAGCCGAAGGGCTGCTTCGCAGGAGGCAGCCCGTTTTTTATTACAACGAAAGGATGATTAAACATGGCCATAAGCACGTATAAAGTTTTCCTGATGAAAAAGGGAACCACCGGCAACACCTACGAAAAGCTCATTGACATCAAGGAGTTCCCTGATCTGGGCGGCGATCCGGAGATGCTGGAAACCACTACCCTGTCTGACAAGATGCAGACCTACATCGCCGGTATCCAGTCCTTGGATGCCCTCTCCTTCACGGCGAACTACACCTTGGATGACTACAAGAAGCTGGTGGCTCTCAACGGAAAGACCGAGAGCTACGCTGTGTGGTTCGGCGGAACCGGTGACGGCACGAACCTGACCCCTACCGGCTCTGACGGCAAGTTCAAGTTCGATGGTCAGCTGACTTGCTACCCCACCGGCGGCGGCGTCAACGAGGTTGTAGACCTGAACATTTCCATTGCCCCGTCCACGCCCATTGAGCTGGACGACGCGACCTGAGCCAAAACACAGACCACACATTTTTAAGGAGGATTAGCGATGGCTAAGAAAATCTGCATTCCCTACAACGGCAAGAAGTACACGCTGGAATTCACCCGCTCCACGGTTTCCGCCATGGAGAAGATCGGGTTCTCCATCAATGAGCTTGGCGACAAGCCCGCTACCATGATTCCCATGCTGTTCAGCGGCGCTTTCGCGGCGAATCACCCCAACACCAAGGTTGCTACCATCAACAAGATTTACGACGGTCTGAGCAACAAGTCCGGCCTTGTGAAGGTGCTGACGGAAATGTACTCCGAGGCTGTGTACACCCTGCTTTCCGATGATGAAGAGGAAAACGAGGGAAACCCCGGCTGGGAAGCAGTAGAGTAAGCGAACTTCTTTCCGAAAACGGAGGGGGTGGGGAGACCCCTGCCCCCTCTTACGCTTACACAAATATCTTCAAGAAGTTATTCCCGTACTATCTTGCAATCGGAATGACCTATGACCAGTTCTGGAATCAGGACGTGGAACTGGTGAAAGCCTACCGGGAAGCTGACAAGATCAAACGGGACTTGAAGAATCAGGATATGTGGATGCAAGGGGCTTATTACTATGAAGCCCTTCTGGATGCCGCCCCGGTTCTGCGGTTCAGTTTCAGCAAGAAGCCTCCGAAGCCGGTTCCCTACCGGGAGCAGCCCTTTGAGCTGCACACTGGGCAGCGGAAAGCGGCGGATAGTGGAGAAAAGCAGCTGACCCAGCAGGAAAAGAGCGACAAAAAGGCGAAAGCCATGATGGAGATGTTTATGGTATCCATCAACAAGAAATTTGAGAAGAAGGGCGGTGAAGGGAATGGCTGACAATGTGGAAATGCAGGGCATTGAGTTTCAGATTGTGAATGACAGTGCCGCGGCATCCGCAGGGGTGGAGGTTCTGGCAAAAAAGTTGACAGAGCTAAAAACGTCGATCAGCGGTTCCACAACTGCCCTTTCCAAAGTTGCAGCGGGAATTTCGCAGATCAAGAATGCCGTGAACAACATGAACACCGGCGATTTTGCGAACAAGATGAACCGCATTAGCAATTCTCTGAGCAATCTGAAAGCCCAGACGGATAGCCTGAAAATTTCCGCGTCCATTGGAAACCAGCTGGCGGCCATCAATCAAGCAATCACCAATCTGCCGGACACCCCCGGAGAAAAACTGCGGAATCTGGCATCCGGATTGCAGCCGCTGTCCGAGCTTGGCCGGTCTAATATGACTTCCTTCATCAACCAGCTGAAAAAGCTGCCAGAGGTCATCCAGGAGCTTGAGAAAGCGGATATTGATAAGTTCACTCAGCAGATGAAAAACTTGGCAGCAGCCATGAAACCGTTCGCTGACGAAATGAACAAGGTTTCCTCCGGTTTTTCGGCATTTCCAAGCAGAATTCAAAGGCTGATTACATCGACGGAGCAGTACAACGGTACGGTAAGGCGGGCAACCACAAGCACAAATGCTTGGAATAGTGCGCTCAAAGCAATCAGTTTTGCGGCCATATACCGGGCGGCGGCAAAGCTCCTGGGTATCGCAATTGCAAAATCGTCCCAGTATACGGAGGATTTGAACCTGTTCACCGTTTCAATGGGGAAGTACGCCGAGGAAGCCTATAACTACGCCCAGAAGGTTTCTGATGTAATGGGCATTGACCCCGCTGAATGGATGCGGAATCAGGGCGTCTTTAACACCATTATCACAGGTTTCGGTGTGGCTGGTGACAAGGCAGCGTTCATGTCCAAGAACCTGACGCAGTTGGGTTATGACCTTGCCTCCTTCTATAATATCGATTTTGCATCTGCCATGCAGAAAGTGCAGTCTGGTATCGCTGGCGAATTGGAACCCATGCGCCGCCTTGGTTACGATCTATCCGTAGCCCGATTGGAACAGGAACGGTTGAATCTTGGTATTGACAAGAGCGTTTCCTCCATGACCCAGGCTGAAAAGTCCCAGCTCCGCTACTATGCCATGATGACCCAGGTAACACAGGTGCAGGGTGATATGGCACGAACGCTGGAACAGCCTGCAAATATGCTGCGTGTGCTGAAAGCACAGTTTGAACAGTGCGCTAGAGCAATCGGTAATCTGTTCATCCCTATTCTGGTGAAAGTCCTCCCATTTGCTATCGCTGTTGCAAATGCTCTCAGAGAAATCATTACTGCTATCGCCGGCCTATTTGGCGTTACGCTTCAAGCCCCTGACTGGGGAGATTCCTTTGGCGGCGCAACCGCAGGAAGCGGAGCGATTGCCGACAACATGGACAGTGCCGCCGGTTCGGCGAAGGAACTGAAACGATACCTTGCCGGGTTTGATGAACTGAATGTCCTCCCCGACCAGAATCAGGGCGGCGGTGGAGGCGGAGCCGGTGTAGGCGGTGGAGACCTTGGCTTAGACTTGCCGGGGTATGATTTCCTGAAAAATGCAGTAACCACGCAGATTGACGAGTGGAAAAAGAAACTGGAGCCGCTTGTTTCCTTTGTTAAGGACAATCTGAAAGAGATTCTGGGGCTTATTGCCACAATCGGAATTGCGCTACTTGCATGGAAGTTATCAAACGATTTCCTGAACGGAATTATGGCGCTCAAAACGCTTGGGAAAAACGGTCTTTCCATTCCGCTTACGATTGCCGCAGGCGTGATTCTGACAGCCGCCAGTTTTTCAATCGAGTTTAGAGCCATTAAAGACGCCATCGAAGATAAGCTCAATAGCTTCAATTTCGGGGAGATCATTCTGAGTGGTTTAGGCGGAACTGTAGGCGCTGGGGTTATCGGAAAAGGAATTGGGCAGCTAATTTTCAAGGCGTTCAAAGGGAGCGCTGTATCCAAGGCGATTACTGCTGGCGGCGGAGCGATAAGCACGGGGCTTATCGGGGCAGCCATCGGTGGAATCGTTGCTGGAATCCCAATGTTCGTTACCGGGGTATACGACGCAATCATGAATGGGCTGAATATTCTAAACGGCTTATTGATTCCTGCGGGGTCTACATTAGCTGCTACGGGAATTGGCGCAATCATTGGTACGGCGATAGGCTCTGTCGGCGGCCCTGTTGGTGCAGCTATCGGCGCACTCGTTGGCCTAGTAATAGGCGCACTAACAGACCTTGGCATTCTGATTTATCAGAAATGGGATGAAATTTGCGCTTTCTTTGCACCTGTTGCGGAATGGTTCAATGTAAACGTTGTGCAACCAATATCCGGATTCTTCTCCGGACTTTGGACGGGCATTGTTAAAACGTTTTCACCAGCTGTTACATGGTTCTCTGATCTGTGGAAAAGTGTAAGCCAGACATTTGAGGATGTCTTCTATAACATCGGAGTGCTTGTGAGCGGAACGTGGGAAACCATCAAGATTGTTTGGGGCATCGTTTCTGGCTGGTTTGATACAAACGTTATACAACCGCTTTCTAATCTGTTTTCTTCCCTTTGGGGCGGAATAACGAAGTGGGCTTCCGACACATGGGCAAAGATTTGCAATGGGTTCTTAACTGCATACAACTACATTAACACCCATTTCTTAACGCCTTTGAGAACAGCTGTGGCGACGGTATTTGACGGGCTGGTTGGCGCAGTAAAAGCAGCACTGAATGGCGTAATATCTGTACTCAATTCTGCACTGCGCTGGATATTCGGCGGAATCAACAGCATTTTAAGTGATCTCAAGAATTTCAGCATTGCCGGATATTCGCCATTTGCGGGTCTGAGAACAATTAGCGTTCCCCAAATCCCGATGCTTGCTGACGGCGGTTTTGTAGACCAAGGCCAACTCTTTATAGCCCGTGAAGCGGGCGCAGAAATGGTTGGCTCTATTGGCAGACGGACAACGGTTGCCAACAATGACCAGATCGTTGATGGTATCACCTACGGCGTTCGGGAAGCCAATGATGACGTTGTTACCGCTATTTATGCTGTCGCTCAGCAGATTATCGCGGAAATGCGGAATCAGGACAACGGAGGTGGCGGCGGATATGACTTCGACCGGGCTGTCCGGGACGCTCAGCGCAGGAACGCAAGAATGTATGGATAAGCGAAAGGAGTGAAAACGGCATGAAGATGATGCTCAAGATAAACGGCGTGGACTTCATGCCGTTCATCGCCAAACAGGGCGTAAAGTGGCAGCGCAACGACATTGACGCACCTAATTCCGGGCGCACAATGGACGGAACAATGCAACGTGGCCGGGTGACAACCAAAATCCGTCTGGACATCACCTGCCGCCCGCTAAAGGCTGAGGAAGCTATGACCGTGTTGCATACCATTCTCCCGGAATACGTGACCGTGGACTACTACGACCCTATGAGCGGGTACCGCAACAATGTGACCATGTACTCCAACAATAACCCTGCATCTTTCCTGATAGAGAAGCCGGAAGACGATTGGTGGAGCGGCATTACCTTTCCCCTGATTGAGAGGTGACGGGCGCTTATGCAGAACGTATCACAGGAATACCGGGACATTGTAGCTGGCAACCACTGGTTTGAAAACCGCCTCTGCATCGGTGATACCGGAAAGCTAATTGACAAAAGCGGAAGCGCAATCACGTTCGGCGGAGTGCGCATTCTGGTAGATAGCGGTGGCGCTGAAACCGGCTACGGTGAAGAACTGCTGATATCCATGGAGCAGAAGCAACCGCTTCTTTCCGATTCTCCTGACGTTGGAAAAACCTGCGCCGGTGAGATTAACGTTGAAATGATTCATCCCTATGGTGATATCCCCAAACGTGCGCTTCTTCGGCCATATATCAGAGCTGCAAATGAGAATGCCGTCTCTGAATGGCTACCCCAAGGAAAGTATTACATTGACAAACGGAGCGAAGGAGAAATCGGCGACCGGACAAAACTAACGCTCCACGGATACGACGGGATGCTGCTTCTGGAAGAAGACTATCCGGCAGAATCCTCCCTTAACTGGCCTGCAAGTGACATTGAAGTTCTGAAAGAGATTTCCGATGCAGTCGGCATCTCGCTGGATAGCCGGGTATATCAAATCGTCACTTCTGGTTACGAAATCCCGTACCCTGCCGGGTACAGCTGCCGTGAGGTCATTGGCTACATCGGCGCAATGTACACCGGCTCCTGGGCTATGACGGCCACCGGAGAATTGATGCTGGTCACGCTCACGGGTCTTCCGAAGGAAACCAACTATCTGATTGTTGGCGGAAGCGATAACAGAGCGATCACGTTTGGAGGTGTCAGAATCCTTGTTTGATAAATTCATCATCGGGTCTGCCGCCGACAGCCTGAAAATATCAGACCCACTCAGCGCGTACAGCCGTGTCACGTTGAAGGTTGCTGACGGCGTGGAGTACACGGCGGGTACAGACAGCGGCAAGGAACTGATCTCCGAAAACCCTTTCGGAACTCAAAAAATGGCAAACGATATGTTGGCCAGAATCAACGGCTTTTCCTACCAGACGTATACGGCTACAGGCGCAATCTTAGACCCAGCGGCGGAGATTGGAGACGCGGTTCAGGTTAAAGGAACCTATGGCGGCATCTACAGCGTGTCAAAGTCCTACGGGAAAATGATACGCGCAGATGTTTCCGCCCCCGGCTCCGAGGAAATCGACGAATCCGTTCCCTATAAATCCCACGAAACACGTAAGGTAGAACGTCAGTTTATAGAAACCCGGGCACAACTGAAAATTCAGGCCGACCAGATTTCCGCCGAAGTCTCTGCCCGTATCGAGCAGGGGAACGAACTCACCTCGCGGCTGGACATTCAGAGCGACCAGATTTCCGCGCGGGTTACCAAAACCGGCGGTGATAGTTCGTCCTTCGGCTGGGAGCTGCTTGACGATTCCTGGACGGTCAAGGCCAACAATACCACGGTGTTCCGAATCACCAAATCCGGCGCAGAAGTCCGTGGAAAGTTCATCGCCTTAAGCGGCAAAATCGGCGGTCTTGATATCCAATCCGACTACCTAAGCTATAACAATCAGGTCTGGAACGGCACCAACAGCCGGGGTATTTACATTGGTGTCAACGGCATTCAGTGCGGCTCTGAGGCTAACGGCGTGCAGATTACGCCGACTGGGAATCTGTATGCGGAGAATGGCTATTTCCGGGGAAGCGTCAGCGCCGGAAGAATTGACTATGGCGGCGACGATGGCTATTTCAACGGCGGCGGCATTACTTCCGGCAGTATCTCAGGCGGCTACGGCGGGCAGATATATGGCGGTTCTATCGGCAATTACGCAGTATCCGGCGGTATCAACACCTCCCTTGGGTATGCGGATTTTGCAAATGGTGTGTTCAATGGATGGAATACAGCGCCTAGTTTATCAACCGAAGATAAAGGACTGGTAATTGGAGGCCATACGATAGCTATAGCTTCTACATCGTTCAGGGATGGAAACGGCGGAACAGTATCTATAAAATACCTAACATGGATTTGATATGACTGATTATAATAGGAGGTTTCGATGGAAAAACTGAAAACCGCAACAGGCAAAGAATTCGACTGCGATTATTTCAACCCCTTCCCCCTGGTGGGGCAGATAAACATCCGTATTCTCGGGGAATCCCTGGCGACGATTGCCACGGTATTTGCAAATCCCGCTGAAACAGTGCAAATGTGGTGGGAAGGGCAGTACGCCGCCCAATATACGAAGATAATCGCTATCGTACCGGAAACCGGCGCGGTGCGTGTGGTGCTGGGAAAGGAGTAAAAATGAACCCTGTAATGAAACTTAGGGCAGTCCTGAATACCCTTGATGGAGTTCAGGTCGCAGGACGGGAGAACTGGGACAGGATGCTGGGCAGTATGCAGGCCATTGAAGAAGTGGTGCAGGCGCTGTCTGCGCCTCCTGCGCCTGACAAGGAGACTGAACAGGAGGAAGCAGATGGCAGATAAAGCAATATCCGAGCTGATTGCAGCGGAACAGATAAAAGCTGCTGACCTTCTTGTAATGGAGCAGGACGGCGCAGCAAAGAAGCTGACGGGACAAATTCTGCTGAACTGGCTGACCACCGCCGCTGACGGCCATGGCGGTATCAGCAGCATCGTGAAGCATTCCACCAGCGGCCTTACGGATACATACCGCATTACCATGGCAGACACCACGACCTTTGATTTTCCCGTTAAAAACGGGAGGGGCATTACCGGAGTTTCCAAAATCTCCACCAGCGGCCTTGTGGATACATACCGCATCACCTACAATGACAGCTCCACCAGCACGTTTACCGTCACGAACGGCGCAAAGGGCGATAAGGGCGACAACGCATACGTCTGGATTCGGTATGCGTCTCAGAAGCCCACGGCAGCTTCTCATAGCTTCGGCGTACTGCCGGACAATTGGATGGGCGTATACAGCGGCAATTCTGCAACTGCCCCAACGGACTGGACGAAGTATCAGTGGTTTGAGATCAAGGGCGAAAAGGGTGACATCGGGAACCCGGCTCTGTTGACCAGTCAGTCCGTAACATATCAAGCCAGCACATCCGGGAATGTTATACCGTCCGGAAACTGGCAAGGCAGCATTCCCACGGTAGCACAGGGCGCTTACCTGTGGACGCGAGTTGCAATGACGTTCAATTCCGGAACCCCGATTTATGCCTACTCCGTCTCCCGTATGGGCTTGGATGGCACTGGAGCTGTATCCAAAGTGTGCGGCAAAGAGCCTAACTCCACTGGCAACGTTGAGCTAGAAGCCGAAAATGTTGGGGCATTGCCTAGTGCTGGCGGTTTAATGACCGGAACTATTGTCATGAACTCCCATCAAATCAAAGCATTAGGTGCGCCCACGGACAGCGCTGATGCTGCAACCAAGGGGTACGTGGATACGGCGTTAAGTAATGCCAAAACGATTGTAAAGACTGCAACGCTAACTGCTGCCGGTTGGTCTGCCAGCGCCCCGTATACCCAGTCTGTTACGGTCTCCGGTCTGACGGATGCAAAGCGTGCGATGGCTTATCCAGTGTACGGGAGTAACACGGAGATCAATCTGGCGTTGAAAGAGGCCTGCGGTATGGTGAGCTTCGCTTCCCGGTCAGGCAGTACGCTGACGTTTACCTGCCTTGAGGACAAGCCCACGGTGAATATTCCGATTACGGTGGAGGTGTACGTATGAGCATTGCAGTGCCTTTATATGGATTTAGCGCCAGCGGCGGCGAAGGTGGCACGCTTAAGGTAAATGCGCCGCCTCTGGTAGCTGTGACCATCACCAACAAGGCCGGTAAAACGAAGACCAAGACCGCAAATGCCGACGGTATGGCGATATTCAAGGGGCTTGCAAGCGGCAAGTGGAACGTAACCATTGTCAACAGCGATGGCAAGCCGACCACCATAACCGCCGATGTTCAGACAGAGTACACCGTTACAATCGCTTTTTTCTCCGCCACCATCAACATCACTTATCCCACCGGTTCGACCTGCACTTGCTCTGACGGCGCAACGACTCTATCCGCCCCTGACACCAGTGGTACATGGGCTTGCATTGTGCCGAACGCCGGGACGTGGACGGTGACCTCCACAAGCGGGACGGAGACCGACAGCAAGGCTGTAACTATCACCACGGATGGTCAGAGCACCTCTGTGGAGCTGAGCTATGCGTTGTTCCTGTTCAAGCCAAATGCCCCGAGCGACATTATAGCCGGTGAGTGGGAAATGCCTGGGAACAGCA